TTTCCAGTTCCAGTACCTGCAGTAATCGAAATAAGCTCGCCGTGCCTGATCCCGTGCAAACGTTGCTGTAGTCCTGCGTAAGGATACTCATAATCGCATGGTTTGTTTGGTGTTGTGATTAATTCCAGTAGGTTCTTCGCATCGACAATACCGTCTGGACGAAAGGGTTTAGCGTTCCATATGGCTTGCCGAATGAGTTCAGGTTGGCCATCCTGTAACGCATCTGAAGCGTCCTTGTAGGCGTCCAGGCGAGCGATCTTGACCTTGCCCGGTGGAAGGACGCTTGCCGCCTCCTCCGAAGCCTTACGGCCTGCATCATCGCTGTCGAAGAACAGGACAATCTCCTCGTAGCCTTGTAATAAGGGGATACACTTCTGAATGTCCTTTTTTGCCCCAGCAGCACCATGCGGTAAAGAGACCATGGGCCAGTTAGGCATCGCCTCATAACATGAGGCTGCATCTAGCTCGCCCTCAGCAATAACAATCCGACGGCCACTATTAGGGAAAAGATGCTGGCCAAATAAAGTTTTAGTGGAAATTCCTTCATAGGTGAATACTTTTTGTTTTGTTTTTACTTTAGCGCCTTGAAGTACGCCATCGCTTGTGAAATAATAGAACCGTAGAACGTCTCCGTCTCTGTAGATTTTGTACTTTTCACAGGTTTTTTCGGATAGTCCTCGCTTCTTGAGATTTGTTGCTGAACCTTGTAGGTGGACATTGTTCATTTTATGAGTGTGATTTACTTCGCCATCTCCTTGTGTATGAGTATGGCATACAAAGCAGTAAGTGTGGCCGTCTGAATAAACAGAGTTAGCATCAGATGATCCACAGTTAGGGCACTCCGAGTGCCTTACGAACTCGCTCTCTGAATTCTCCGTACGCATCTGCTTGTGCCTTATGGTAGTTAAACCAAGAATCAATTGCTAATAAAAATCCTTTGTAGATAGTCTCTGTAGCATCAGGTGCATATTCAGTGTCAACATCAGCTAAGAAATCTGAGAACATTTCTGAGTAATACTCAGCTGTTCCGTATTTGTCGCTCATTTAAATTAACCATTCAAGTGGTATGTCATGGAATGATGTCCATGGTATATCGTGTCGTTCGCACCATTGTGCGTATGTAGTTTTAGATTTTTTACTTATTCGGTTGTATGGACTTTGAAAGACCATGCGTAAATCAAGGTCAGGATTCTGTTTCTTTACCTCTTTAATCTTCCGCCTATCTGCACTATCCCAATAACCTTTGCACTCTAAAACAACGTGTTTGTTAGGGAGCACAAAGTCAGGTGTGTATATATGCTGGATTTGGTAAGCGATCTTAGTAGATTCATATTCGTAATCAATGCCAAGACCGGAGAGCAAGTCTGCAACCTGCTCCTCTAATCCTGATCTATACTTTGTCATGGGTGTAAAGTTTATCAGCTTTTGCTATCAACTTCTGTGCTTTCTTACGTTTAGTGCAAGCAGCAGCCTTAGTATATAGTTTAGCCATCTTTTTAGAAGTCGTCGTCATCTGTTGTTTCAGCAGGGATCACATTCGGATCACTTGCTTTGAATCCCTGGGTGCTGCCGAATAGACTAGCTACGTCTGTAGCGTCTAAATCTCCGACATCAACACCAGCTGTACCTTTTATAGATACAACCTGTACTCCAACTAACTTCAACGAAGATCCATAGGTTACTTCATCACGAAGTATGTATGGTTTCTGGTAGAATGCTAGCTTAACAGTAGACCCAGAATAAATTGGTGTCCTCTTATCTGTAAGTGGTGTACCCTCTGTATCTACAACGGGTGGTTTATTCTCTTCATTCCAAGAGAACTTTAGTTTAAATTTACCTTCAGCTACCTCTTCCCAAGGCTCAGGCTTAAGGCTAGAACGCTTAGGGTTCTTGAGTTTAGAGACAGCCCATTTAAGTACCTCTGCTCTCTCCTCTTCTAATATATCAATCATTGCTTGATCGACAACAGCAGAAAGAGAGTAACCGAATTTACTTGGTGCCATGATTGCTTGAAATCCTTCAAGTGTTACTGGCTCTTTAGTTACGTGTGTGGTTCTTGGCATTAACAGAAAAAATAAGTGGAATCAATTACTGAAGACGCATCTAAGTCTCCAATAATCGGGGGTTTTGTTTCAGCACCGATCTGTTTGGCAAAATCGGTAAGATAATCGTTGTCAGCAAAAAGCTGCATGTAAGTCTGTCTGATGAGTGTGGATAACTCAGGCATGTCTGTAGCACGAGACAGCACGCTATCATGAATAAGGGCGATAGGCGCATTGAATTTAATGATGGATAAGTGGAGTAGGCTAGCATCTAGACTATGAATTAGATTAGGTGCAGTAGCAGCTTTATGTCTACTAATATCTACTTCATCTGTATCACCGGTCGCTACCTTAATCTGACAACGGCCTAGTAATTTAAGATCTAGTACTTCCCAATTCCATTTCATCAGCCTCTGTTGTACCACAAACCTTGAAGGAGTAACCCATTCAAATTCTTGCTCAATTGGTTTCCATAGCTTCCTATCTGGATCTTCTTTAGTTGGATAACTAACCCAACCATGTTGACCCCGTGCTATAGCTTTAGAGATCTCAGTCTCTATCCATTTCATGACAGCCATAGGGCCAGGAACAACTGTGTTCATAGCATCTCTAACTGCCTTGACAATTAAAGATAAGTTGTCCTTATCTATTTCTATTCCTTTCTCCATCAGCGCGTCCCTGATGTAGGATCTATTAGAGAAAGGTTTAGCATTATATGGGACTGTCATAACAGTACGTTTAACTACCTTCCTATCCATGAAGTAACGATACTCTTTAGGACAGTTAGGTTTAGCTGTTTTAGCTACGACAGCATAAGCATCTTGTGGTTCGTCACTAGGTAGTACATTAACTAATTTAGCAGTAGACTCATCTCTAGCTAATCCAGCTAGTATTTGTAGACCACTACAGGTAGCATCGACTGCAACCATTAATGAAGTATGGGGTCTATCACGTACTAAGATACAATGAAAGTACTCATCACAAGCAGCTAAGAACTGCCAGGGTTCCTCTACATCCTCCCATTCAGGTCTATTTCCTATAGGATCTAATGCAACGTTCTTGATGAGTGTGAGGTTATTCTTAACCCACTTCTGTCTGTCCTTCCACGTATCTTTATCCTTACCATAGGTAGTAGCTACTTGAAATGCTAACCATTTCTCAGTCTCAGTAGTTAAGAATGCATCATCTGCAAACTTAAGTAAACTTTTTCCAAAGTCTGTATCCTGAGGTGTTAGGAAGGCAGGGATTGGGTAGGCTCTACCTCTATAATCAAACGACCAAGGAATATAGAATCTATCTACGTCCTTAAATCTATTAACTGACTCCATTGCCATCCTAGTTCTACACGAGCGTTTAAACTCTTGTGCGTTCTTATTCCTAACCTCAGCTGCAGCACGACGATAAGCCTTACGACTATCCTCATTATCTGCTATATCTACAGGTTTAGGTGGTAGTGGGTGTTCTACTATAGGAAGAAACTTTCCAACACTAATACCTCTCTTCTGCAATGTTTCAGCCACATCCACAATGAATGGATTGAGAGTATAAGCTACCTTCTGTATGTGATTAAGGAAAGCTAGTGGTGTTTCTCCCTGTAAACGTAAGGGGTTACCGTGCCTTATCAATTCATGCCCGCACATAACCTCATTTAATAGGTAACCACCTGGTTCATGGTTAGACCAGTCTTTAGGTGGTATGAGCATAGGCCATGTTAAAGGGCTAAATAACTCAGCATTAGCCATGACTTCATCCTTTATCTTAAGGAACTCATCAGTAGGTACAACATAATTAACTGTTCTCCTACCTTCCCTTCTACATTCTTTCTCAAACCAGCCACTTGCCTCAAATAAACAGTCAAGTAACCAAGAACCTAACTTGATTCTATTAGCTCTACCCCATGCATTCCACTTCTTAACCTCACAGCGATTCATGAGTGTGGATATTATTGTGATCTTTTGATGTGTACCGCATGCTTTATGCCAGTAGTTCTCCTTCAGTACGTGAAGCAACCCAGGTGCATGTTCTTCGTAATACCTAAGTTGACATTCATCTTCAACTGCTTTACCAATTGAGTCAAGTACATTAACTAATGCGTTACTCTTATCCCTATACCCAAATACCTTATCAAAGGTAAGTTTACATACGATAGAAGCAGCAGCTAACGGTTCAAGTCCAGAGATATATTGTTGTATCTCTTTAAATGATTTACCATTCTGACCTTTACGCATCCGTGCATTAGTATCTTCTATACGTTTAATCACCTTAGGTAATAGTGTATCAATAGAGGCTATGCCATACACAGAAGCAGAAGCATAACTACGCTCCTCTGACTTACGTGTATCATCACGTAGTTTCTTAAGTCCTTGCCTTATTTGATCACGCTCTAAGTCAACTTGTTCACTAATCTGTGACGCTGTTGGTTGCATAGCCCTCCTGATCATCACGTAGTTGATCTTCACATAGTGCTAGTATCTCGTCTTTATAAGGGTGATCTTCAAGTTGAAAAATTAACTCCTCATATGCATGATACCATGCTTTAGTCTTCGTCAAGTTCGTCATCGTACTTTGGTGATAAATGGTGAATAGATTCAGCATCAACTAAAGTAAACTCATGTCTACCCTCATCCATTAGTTTTCTAACTTTGTTACGGGCAGCACCTGGTCTCTTATAGTGATACTCTTTAACTTTCTTTGTGTTTACGTCCATGGTTCTAATGATACAGTAAACTGATGAAGGTAACTCCCAACCAGCTACCTTCCAATCCATTAGTTCATCAAATCTAGGTGGATCTTTCCATATCTCATCTGGCGCATCCTTGTATGCTTGCCAGTTGTTTGGGTAGTAAGGTTTCTTCTTCTTAGACATGTGCCTCCTGATTAGGATCTAACATAACATCTGCTAACTCAGCACCTAAATACTGAGCCATAGTAGCTGCAGACTCAGCTGCCTCATGGTCATCATCAGCCCTAACATAGAACTCATGACCATTCATTAATGTAGCAATGTAACGTGTCATGTGATAGTTGACAGTCATTTAGCCAAGTCCCTGTGGTGTGTGAGTGTGATTTAGTTTCTTAATTAAGGCCTTAGTTCTTGCCTTAGCTTGCCTCACTTGTTGAGGTTTGTTTCGACCTTTTACCTTACGTTTACCATCAGATGTTTTGTGAATAGTTGATTGTTGCATAGTGTGTAATAAGGGATAGTTAATCCCTAAGCGAGTAAGCGGATTTGAACCGCTAACAATAGCTTGGAAGGCTATAGTTTTACCATTAAACTATACTCGCAGTAAAGCCCGAAGGCTTAGTCGTTGAGAAACTCAACATAATCTAGGTAAATATCCAGCCAGTGGTGCGTATAACTCTTATCAAAGTCGTACTCAGTGAGTATCATGAGGGAATCATTCATTCCCCCATACTCAACCTCACCAGCAATGGCCTTGCCTTCATCATGATTCATTGGATTCCTTAGCTTTGGTGTCATAAGATTTAGCAACAGCTGTGCCAATCTTGTTGTAAGCATTGACTGCTATCTCAAGTCCTTGCGTTACAATAGGCTTAGCCTTGTTGTAAACATACTCTAAGTCCCTGATGAGTGTGATTACTTCATGGTTGTTAATCTCTACTCGTTTCTTAATATCAATAATGTATTCTTGAATTGGAATAACATTAATATCATCAAGATCTGTAGAGATTAGAGTAATAGTCTCATCAGATAATTTGAATGATTTAGTTTTCATAAGGTGTTAAAGCGCTTTAATTAAGGGGTTATGAATCCCTAAGAAAACCCACCGGTTTAATGATGGGTTAGATTAGAGAATCAGAAGTATTTACTGAAGAATCGTTTATCTCCAGGACGTTTACCATCTAGCATGAAGTAATCATGACGTAGTGAACATTCCCACATCACATCATAATCAATAGCATTAGTGATGAAGTCAGGTAGATCAGCTTGATCAAGATAACCAAGATCTTCAATCATTGCTTGACAGAATTCACCACCGCTGTAATATGATCCTTGATAGGTATCTTCAAACTCTTCAGCTGTCTCAATACCATAATCAATAAGGTCTTGATAGAACTGATCAGGCATTGAATCAATCATACCAGTTGAACCAATAGCATCAGCTAATTGCTCAAGCTCAGGTGACATAACGTCAGAATAAATAGCAGTCATAATCAATAGTCAAGATTAGATGAAGAACGTAGATAGTTTTCAAGCATACTATCATGCCAATACTCTTCACATCTATTACGAGATGTATCGAGTTCGTCCATCAATTGCTCAAGGTATTCACCTCGGTCATTGTGTCCGTACTCAGAATAAGAGTCAAGTCTAATAACAGACATTGTAGCAATTAAAGACTCACTCAGTGTGAGCCAACGGTCTATATGGGATTTGAACCCATGATACTAGCGTGACAAGCTAGGGTGATAACCTCTTCACTAATAGACCAAAGAAAGAGACAGTAACTGCCCCTTATGAGTATGAATAACTTAGACAGCGAATTCAGCCAGATGATCCATATCATTATAGCCAATGAATTCACATGTAACACCCTTAGCATTGAAGTTAGTATTCAATAGATAGGTGTTAACCCAGCTACCCACAGACTTGAGTCCTTTAGCATATGCAAACAGACCAGCAAATGGTACGTTCTCATAGTTATAGATTGAGCCATCCTTGTATTCGATGACTGCATTGCGTGTCAATACATTGACGAACATGTTGTTGACACAGCTGGACTCAGGAGTAGACTTAAACATTTAGTTTAGTTAATAAGGTGGATAATAGGACCATACGGTCCAGGTATTGAGAAGGGATTCGATCCCTCAGCATCACGCAAGCTCAACACAATTAACTTGATCATAATCAAGTTCATAGAACTCACATAAGTATTGATCAGGATCAATGTAAACACCATCGATATGATCAGGTGTTTCAATGTCAGGAACAATGACATCAACCTCACCATTATTATGAGTATGATATAACCCCATGTCTTGTATTTGATCAAGTAATGAAGGTTTGCAATGAATGAGAATGTTACGCATAGTAAATAGAATAAAGAATAGGTGATGTCTCAACCATGTGTACACTATAGCAGGCTTGAGCTGATTTGTCAAGCGTTCGTTACATGCTGTAACATTAGCTGTAGTGATGCATGGCTGGTCTCTCATCTGATACACGTATCATAGCACACATCACCACCAAAGTCAAGCACACGTTACATACTGTAATAATGATGCAAAGGTGATGAAGTAAGGGCCGAAGCCCTCACCTTACCTGATACCTTTCAGTGGACGTGGTGTCCAACTGGTTGTAGTCCTCATTGTATCATGTGCACGATGGCCAAATGGTTTAGCTGTGAACTTAACAAATGACCTGAGCATTCCGATCAATGATTGACGCTCAAGCATGGATTGATTCAAGGTTGATTCCCTTAACTACTCACGTAGTATAGCACCACGTGATGGTCATGTCAACTATGCTTAACAGTCTGTAACAGTGTGTATCTGATAAGCATTCGTATTACTGGCGGAACCTGATACTAATTGATATGGAACGCGAACAGATGCCCACACATTATAACGATAGTGTAGTAACACATCATCCCGCTCGCTTCGCTCGCTCCTGGTGCGCCAGTGTTATACTGTGATACGCCGTGATAATGAAGCGAGCACGTAGTGCGAGCGGCATGGTATAATATAACGATAGTGTGACACCCCATAGGGGGGATACAACGCTTCCGTTATATAGATATGCCTTCAGAAATTTATGTTATTTTTCCTCAGGTTCCCCATTCCTCCATATAAACAGTATAATCGTTAATATATGGAGGTAACCATTCATGAACAGGTGCACAGTGCTTCCAATTCACCGGACTGACACAATTAGTCAATATAATGACCAAAGATACCCAATAATGAACGGTAGCATACATATTAGAACGGGGAGAAAGGTAGAGCCGGTGTTGACGTGTACTGAGGGGTCTCTGTAAGCGTCTCTGAGGGGTTCGGGAGGAGTTGTGTAGGGTTTGGTACCAAAGCACCTCCTGCAAGCCCTCCAAGGCCACCTGGAAGGGTATCCATAACTGACTCCATTATCTGACCTTTAGCCTTCTCTATCAGGGCGTCTTTATTTGTGAAAAGATAAACACCACCGCCAACAGCGGCAGCAGATACAAGAAAAGACGAAAGAGCAAGTACATTAATTAGTTTCTGCATAGTTATAAAGGATTATGATACGTTTACCTGATTCACCTTTTGAATTCTTCCAATCTGTGTATTGGATAGTACCACCTAACCTATTAGTTAGTTCTTGGAATCTATCTTTCATAGTTTCAGTCAGTGGATCTTGATTCTGGGGGTTGTCCATATTTATCTAGAGGTGGGACTGGGGGTAAATCGATATCTGGATGTTTAGCGTAAAGTGGGCCTGGATAATTAATTATTTCTTCAGTTGTTGGATCTTTATGATGCCTATACATAACTTTATAGGCACTTTTATCTGGACGTTCGTAGATGAAGTCATGATCATGGGGTGTCATAAGTCTAACATTAACTAATCTGTCTTCCATGCATTATATACTTCAGGGAACTGATTCTCAATAAGGGATTTACATTGTTGAGCAATATGTTGATGTTCTAACTGCGTACCATTAGCACATCTTAGGTCACAATAATGCATCCAAGATCTAAGGGTACCATTCATATAGAGCCGTGTTGGCGAAGCTAATGGAAGTACATCTCTAGCACATTCTTTAGCGACACCATTATCTAGGAGTAGATGATAGAGAGCATTAGATTTATCAAACTGATCTTCTATCATTCTATTCCAAATCTCTACTGATTGTTGGTTAAGGTCATCAACACTATTCTGTCTATTCTTCAGGTCTTGACGTCTTAGGTTAGGTATAGGTGGGAGACCTAACTGAGAGACATCAGCATACCGTTGACTAAACTCTTGAAAACTAAATGATCTATGTCTTAAGATTTGACTAGCTACACTTCTGGTAGTGTCAATCTGTACACACATATTCACCATTTCAAAGGGTGACCAATGTTTATGTTTAATGAGATATTTAATAAGTTTACCGGGGGGCTTATCTTGACCAGAGGGATTAGATACTCTTGCCATATAAGTAATCAATTCATCACCATCTAAAGTAGAATGAATTAGTTTAACATTTTCTTTCATACAGGTGCAGATAGTAGAATAGGAGACATTAACTTTCCCAACGCTTTGCGTTTGATGAAGAAAGAGAAATGTCTAAGATTCAGTATGTTAAGAAGGGAGAGTTTGATGTCTCCCTAATACAGAGGAAAGTCCACCCTTCTTTCCCCTGTAAACGTAAGGGGTTAAACTTAAACCCAGGTGGGGACTGAACTTCTACCCTTTTCTTGTCGTGCTCTCTTTCGTTGGTCTAAATTAAAGCCCAAAGCCAAGTGATTAGCAGCAGATTGGGGGTCATCTTTCCAAGATTCTAAGGTATCTATCCATTCTTCACGTTTTCTAGTCTTTACCTGCTCATAAGCAGATATCGATAGTGCATCAGTGTAATACTGTACTGCTTGACTAAGACAATCTAGTCTATCGTCGTGTTTAACTGCACCTTTTTCTCTACACATCCTACTCCATTGATAGAATAGCATGTATTGTAGTCTTAATTCTGGAGCTGTGTCTTTATTAGACGCATAATCCCAATCAACAACACTACGGTCCACAATGAGACGGTGCTGATTGAGTATAGGCTCAAGAGAATCAATGATACGATCTTCTTTGCGTACATTAGCTCTAGTCTCCTCTATATCTATGGCTTGGTGTGTCTGTTGAAGATGTTTCTTAAACAGTTCACAGACGATACCATCACCAAAGTTTGATTCAATTAATAGTTTAGTTATGTTATATTTCTTACAACCACGTAATATATCTAACAAGGTAGCGTCAGAGTACCCATCTCTGTAAGCACGCATCTCATGCAAGTAGAGGAATCCGTTCTTTTGAGATACGAATGCTGCGGCAGTTTCGTCTGTTCCTCTACCCGACGGATCAACACTGCAGATTCTTTCGGTGTAAGGAGTCCATTCTCCTTGGAGGCACATAGGAGAATAAAAGTAATCTCCTGGGAGGCCGACCGTGGGTGCATCTCGAATAACGTTTTGTCTGTCGGCGCACCAAACGACTGCATCGGGAGCAGTGTCAGGATTAACGCTGGTAACGATAAGGTCAGAAAGTTTAAGGGGGAATTTTTCAGCATCGGATAAGCTTGTGTCTAGTTGGAATTGAAGCATATAGTTGGATCTACCCATAGCTGCTTCACGCTCTAGGAGATCTTCGTCATCGAAGCGGTCTGGATCTGTTACATGCCATTCTTCAGCACCCATATCAAGATCTTCTTGGATCTGAGGCGCTAATAGTCCTTCGTATTGACTAAGTTTACCTTTTCTTGGGTATCTTGAGGGCCAGACAAAGGGACGGTAGTTACGCTCAGCCAGCTTACGATAAACAGTAAACACAGTCTGAGGAGTCCCGAGATACATAATACGGCTATCATCTTTTGGCGTGAGGATAGATTCAGCTTCGGTACATAATTGTAGAAGTTTTTCACGCATTAATTCAGTCATACTGTTGCCAGGAACTTCAATGTCGTCCAGAATCATAAGATCGGCGCGACTTCCGGTTAGTTGTCCAGTGATGCCCACCGACTTTACGCTTGGTGCCTGGTGAGGCGAACAATTTACGTCGAAGCTTATACGCGACCATCTGGATTCGTCCGATTTGGGTTGCAAGTGATTCAGCCATGGTGTTTCAATGATTAGTTT